TATTCATTTGTTATATAATTTATTATCTAATTACACCATCACCAATACCAGCACTAGTTGAAGCACCTTGTGTTATAATTGGGGCTCCTAGATTTCCAATACCAATAGTAAGAATTGAAACCCCAGGTGGTATCACTACCTCAACTTTTGCTTCAGTTAAAATGGCGTTTACTATTTCTTCTATTGTTATACTTAATAATGCTTCTGTAGTGTTTGGTCCATCAGCGAAAACATCACCAACAGGTAGACCAGCTTCTGATTGTCTAGTTATTACTCTAGCAGCAATTGCGCTTGCTGATAAACCTGGTCTTAATTTAGCACCAACTAATATTAAAGGTGGTGGTAATGGTGTCACAGGTTCTGCTGGTATATTAAACGCTGTTAATATAACATTTAACACACCACTAATAGAGTTAATGTTAAAACCAGAAGCATCATTCTTTTTATTTATATTTACATGATTCATTATGTTAAACCTTTAATAGCTCTAAGACCTTCTTGTGGTACACCAACAAGACTTAGAATTTGTGTTAATTGATTCTTACCCTTTTCTATCTGTCTCTTTGCTGCTACTGCTCCTGTTAATTCAGCTATTTTTTTCAATGCAATTACAAGAAGAATCTTTATAATTATACCAGAAATTTTCTTCATTATACGGTTAAACAACACTTTATTCTTTTTAATAAAATCTATAGGTCCATTAAATTCAGCTGTAGGGCCATATATTATTTTATAATTTATTATGAATATCATAACAACTTTAGGTGATAAAATTATACCTATGATAGCTTTAATAAGGTTATTAATAATTTGTTGTACAAAGTTTAGTTTAATTGGATAGTGGTCAGATGGATTAGGGGAGTTAGTTGTATTTTGATTAGCCATCAAAATTAAATTATTATTAATAACATCCTTTTTATCAACAGTAGTAGTTGCAGCACTATATTCATCATTAAAGTTAGTTAAAAAAGATACTGGAACAGATGCTGCAACCTTATTACAACATTCTAATTTAACAACACCTTTACTTCTTAAACCAGCGTCTTGTTGTTGCACATACACTTCATCATTAGTAAACGTGAAATAACTATCATCAATAATATCATCAGAATCAGTATCAACTAGTTTATCAATAACAGCGTTTATTTGAGCTTCGGTTTCTAATTGTTTTCTTGTTTTCTTTACATTAGTAGCTATTGAGCCGAAGATGATATCTATTATTTTATTAACAATATTTGGGGTGTTAAATAATATCAAACTATCAATAAAGTTATTATTTAAATCAGTAAGTGTTTTATTATTATAACTTGAATTGGCTTTTATCGTGAAAGTATTATTAGGTCTTGTACTATTACCTATTGAATTAAACGTTATATCAAAAATATTATTCCATGTATGTGGGTTACCATCATCTTGAACCGCACCATATAGGAAGGTGTTAAAATCAGTACTACTAAATAATGGGTTAGTTATATCGTTATATGATAATTTACCACCAATTGAGTTTGGGTCTATCTTTAATAGGTCAATAAAATCAACTTTATTAGCCTCTATTACAATACCAGCACCTGTTGATTTTATAAAGTTTGGTAAGTGTGGGTCAACACCACAACTCACTATGTTTTTTAAATCTTGTTTAAGGGCTATTTTAATTTCACGTTCAGTTTCAGTTAATGAATAAGTTAATATATCAACAAGTGTTGTTAAAAGGGCTTCATAACCAATAAGTGATTTAATAAGGTCTGTTAAGAAACTAATAGAATTACCACCATTATTTATTGATGGGAAAGAAGAGCTAGTCTTTAATTTTGGTAGACCTTCCGTTAGGGTTCTCGCTGCTGCAATGTTCCCAAAAATCTTTTTCTTTTTGTCTACAATGGTTGACATATTTATTCTGCTCCAGCTTCACCATCATTATCTTTTTTAAGCATATCTCTTATTGATTTAAAATCGCTAAGAGAAGCTGTTCCTTTGCTTCTATCCGATATAGCCGAATCAACATCACCACCATTTTTGATGATGTCACTTTGAAGTTTTGCTATTTCTAGTTTAACTCTAATCGCAGAATCTTTAACTTTTAAAAGACTAGCTTTTTCTTTAGCAATCTTAGTTAAATCATCCACATCTGTTGGGTTAGCACTAGTGACTAATTCATTAATACTCTTTTGTGCATCATTAATTTGTAAACAAGCATCATTATAAGTCTCTTGCATTAAAGATTCCAAACTTGTTGAGTTGTTTACTTTTACGTCTGCTTTTTGTTTTCTAGGCATATGTTTGTTTTATTATAAATACCCGCAAAGTTGGTTTTTATTACAAACCATGTTGTTTTAGAAGCTCATATAACACTTTATATCGTTTCATAGCCAATCTAATATCTTTTGTTGATAAATTAGTATAATTTCGCATGGTTTCTAATACTGAATTTTTGTTATATTTAGCCCCACCTTTCATTGATTCGAAGGCGGTTTCCCAATTCTCCAATATCTCTATAAGGGCTAACCCAACCTTTCTTTCATTATCATTTAATTTCTTTTTATTTGGTTGGTTTTTATCTTCCAACTCAGCCTTTATACCATTTGATAAGTTTTTAATGAAAGCATCCATTGAGAATGTATCACTATCTATAACATAGGTTAAATCTGCTCTTTCTTCAACCTCGCTTGAAACGTCTTCATATGAAGCGGTTTGTTTTAAATACTTCTCATCTTTAATTAATAACCCAAGAATATAATTCTTGCTTATAGTTCCAAAATAGGAATAAGCTTTTTTACCTCTAGCTGGTTCGAATTTATGGGCCTTGGTCATTAAGAAAGAAATAGTATCACCATGTAGGTTTTCAAAGGTTTCACCCTTTCTATATAGTTTATACTTTCTTATGATAGACTCAATCATTTTATCTAACGGTGCTTTAAGCGACTCTTTAAATATTTTATTTCGTTCTGCTTGGTTTGTTGATTCTAAAAATTTAACAACGGCTTTTTCCTCTCTTGGACCAAAGTACATTTCGTTTTTCCTTTTACGTCCTCTTTTGGCTTCCATTGTTTATGGTTGAATTTGGTATGTTATGTTTCTATCTTTTGGAAAATAGTATTCTTTTTTAGCTGTAGCTAACCACCATCTAGCTTCTATCGGGTCCATGGTTTCTTTATATTTTGAGAATAGTGAGTTTACTCTTTGATTGATATGTTTATAACCAAATCTTGGGATAACCATAACTTTAACATCTTTAAAGGTCATACGTAATAAAAACTCATAAATGAATGTTAGTTTAATACTTGGTTTAAAACCACCAAATTCTTCATATACTGATTTCTTAATAACCATCCCATCGATATTAAAATTCTGATAAGCTAATAGAGCGTTGTTATCCAATACTCCTAATTCATCAGAGAAACTATTAGCCCATACTGCTTCATTTGTGAAACCAATAAATTGATTATCTGAATTAACATCAACGATAATTGGCATAAAAATATCAACATTAGGGTGTGCGTTTCTATATGTAACAACATTTTTAAACCAAATCTTAGCATACTCATCGTCTAATTCTAGAATGCTAAACCATTCTGATTTAGATACACTAACACCGTAGTTAACTTGTGAAGCAAAATCTGTTTCACCATCATTTTCAGCAATAACAACTGAATCCTTATAATCACCAAAATCAAAAGATTTCAGATATGTTATAACTTCACTACCCTTAGGTGCTACAATGATTAATTCATCTGCTCTTACAATTTGTTCTTTAGAACTTTGAACAGCGTTAGAGAATAATTTTTTTGTGTCTTCGTTCAATTCATGAACTGGAAGAATAATTGCGATATTTGTTTTTTCCATATTATACATTTGTTGTGTTTGTTTTTTTAGCTAATTCTTTTTCCAAATTCGCTATTATATTTTTAAGTTCAATCTTTCTATTTTCAATCAAACCAGAATAAACCTTTAATAATTCTACTTTTTGTTTTTCTGGTGTATATTGACCCATACTTTCTTTAATACCATTTGTTAAATCACTTGGAACGGTATCTTCTAACCATACTTTCATATAGGTAGCAATTAGTTCTGGGATGTTAATTGTTGTATTTGTCCAAACACCATTATTTTTGATTGTGGTATTCCCAGCTTCATCTTTTGTTTCCATCCATTCTGGAACAAGATTTGGGATTTTACCAATCATTGGTGTTTCACATTCAATAGCTTCTAATGGGAAGGTACCAAAACCAGCACCATCATCAATCCAAATAGCTAAACAAGATTTACCTAATTCAGTGGCAAATTCCTTTCTTGATAAACCTCTAAGCTCTTTAAATGTTAACCATTTGTATACTGGGTATTGTAAGTAAAAAGCTTTAGCAATCTTTGAAGCATCACCTTGATTTCTAGTATGTATTGCAATAACTGGAATTTTAGGTTTATCACTATTTTTAAAATATGTTGGAATTGATACTGGAACAATATGTGTATTTAATGATGGGAAGAGAGTACTCAAATATTGTGCTTGTTTAACACTAGTTGTGATTACATCATTGAACCCGTAATCCACATTCCATCTTTTACCAATAGGTAATAGTTCCAAAAGATAATCATAACTTTGAGAGAACACGATTTTCTTACAAGGGAACGCTTTAACTTGGTCCATAATATTAGCAAATATTTCTGGTATGATGATAAAATCACCAGCAGTAACATTCAATTGTTGACTCTCTATTGATATGTGGGGTAGGTTTGAATATTCATCACCTAACCAATCAGAAATACCTTGACCATTTTCATCACCTTTAAGTTTATAATCATTTTTCTCATGAAGAATACTAGCCTTATAACCTAATTCGTTGAGTAATTTAACGTGTTCATAAATATTGGCAATACCAGCAGTTGGATTACCTTTAGTATCTAGGGTGAAAAAATATAATTTAGATTCTTTATTTTCTAACCCATTAAGAACTGTTTTAATTTGTGTTAATTGTTCTTCAATTGTTTTTTGTTGTTGTTGTTCCATTTGTTTTTAAATTGTTTTATTGTTATTCTTTTTCTTTTAATACCCCACAATTATACAGTGTATTAAACGCTACTTTATAAGATAGCGGTGTTTTTTGTAACGCTCTATCTATACCTAATGAATCATCTAACGCCTCACCAGATTGTTCATTATAATCAATTAATACTTCTATCATCATTCTAACGATATCATATTTAACCACCTCTATTTCTTTAACTTTAAGGGTAAAAGTTTTTTTCTCTTCAAACCCAATAACCTTATCATTATTATCTTTTATAATTTTTTGTTCAGTTACTATTGCTTCACCATTATCTATATTATTAACTGATGTTACTTTATCTAAAGCCTCTAAATCAATATAGTAATGCACACCACCAAATTCAATCATATTAATTATTTTAGTACTTCGTATGTTGTTATTTTTGTTAATAATATTTTATTCCTTAACTCATCATTTTTAATAAAATCAAGTAGTGAATCTATTTCATAATCAGCTGGTACGTCTTTATTATACGAAGTTTTAATTTTAACACTTATTTTACCACTTGGTTTTTCTTCTAAAGCTTTAGGGTTTGTCGTAACTAAAACATCAACACCATCCCATTTCTCAGAATAACTATTAACAAACCTAATTTTATCCATTCTACAACCAGTTTTAGATAAAAAGAAAAGTGTTGATGGGATGGCTTTATCCGCTTCTCTACTAACTATTTCTACTTGATGAACTCCATCATCTTTAATATCCATTATAAAAGTGTTGAAGTGATTCATTAAACCATCTGACATTTGGTCAGCGTGACCAAATATTTCTAATGGTGCTTCTAAATATAGAAACCTATTCATCTTATCGATATCATCAAACTTAAAAAACTCAATTAAGTTAAAGTTTGTTACATCACCTTCTTTGATATCAATGGGGCCGATGTATTTATCATAAGTGTAAGTTAGTTGTCCTAAGAAGTCTCTTAAAACATCATTTATTGTTATACCTATTTTCATAATAACCAAATCTAATGGTTATACATGATAAGTAAAGTAATTTAACCAAATAATCCGAAAAATCTTTTAGTTTTTGTTTTATCAGTATTTTGACCCTCACTAATAAGTTGTGTTTTAGGTGAGATTGGTTTTTTCACTTCATATTCAACTCTCTTATAATTAGCTAATATTTTTGATATTACTGGATTCCTAACAATATCTTCATTAGCAAACTCTATTATACCAATTTCTGGGATGTTTATATGTTTTTTAACAGCATCATATAAACCACTTTGAGATATGTTTTTATACCTATC